CAGGATGTTGAGTGAAGCGGAGCGTCGGCAGGTCTTAGGGCCTTCGCGGTATCGTTTGTGGGAGACAGGCACACCTCTCAGTGCATTCGGTAAAGTAGTACCGAACGCGGAGTGGGGACCACAGGCCGTGGTCGTGCCGGTCAAGGAGTTATGATGCAGACTTTGGTATCCTTCGGTGATGCAATCAAAGCAGATGACAACGGTCGTGTGCGTGGTTACCTGGTGCGCTTCGGTGGCGCGGACCTCGAGGGCGACTACTTCACAGCGAGCACTGACTTCGGACGTCCAATGAAGTCTGGCGAGAGAGTGCCGATGAATTTGTACTATCATCACGGCCAGGATAAGACTGTCGGCAAGTCGCGCATCGGAACCGGATACATCACCATGGACGACAAGGGTCTCTGGTATGAGAGTCAAGTCGACATGGCCGATTCGTACCAGAAGATGATCCAAGAGCTCGCGAAGTCTGGCAAGCTCGGATATTCCAGTGGCGCCACAGGCCACATGGTCGAGCGCAAGAAGATGTCTGATGGCAGATACGAAATCACACGCTGGCCAATCGGTGAGGCTTCGCTCACACCGACACCTGCTGAACCGATGAACATGGTCAAAAGTCTAAAAGACATGTATGGCGACATGGAGGATGGCATGGAAGAAGAGATGATGATTCCAGTCGCACCTGGTGAAGACGTGGCGACATTCGTCGAGAATGTCTACGGCGACCTTGACAAGGAAATGGTCCATGAAGGACTCGAGGCGCTCTACGAGCGTCTCTGTGCAGGTGTTACAGCTGCATATGACAGTGGACTCGGCAGTGGACATGTGGATGCCATCATCGATGCATTCGCAGTTCGTGCCAAGGAACTGAACAGCAAAGTAAAGGATCCGGCAGCGGAAGCACAAAGCCTTAAAGCTATGCTCGAGCGTCCAACATCCATCCGAGAAGTGGAGCGACGTCTGCGGGATGCAGTTCGTCTCTCACGTAGCGAGTCGACAAGATTCGCAAAAACCATCTGGAACGAACTTCGAGACGAAGTATCGAGCGAAGATGTCACCATCGTCGAATACTCGAGCGAAGTGGACGAAGCGAAGAACGCTCTCCTCCGCCAGCTCATGATCCTGGAGTTATCCTAATGAACATTGAACAACTCGAAGCACAGCGACAGTCTACTATCGCAGCTGCTAAAGAAGTCCTCATCAACGGCGGCGACATGTCCGAAGCGAATCGCCTCCACGCATCCGCAAAGTCTCTCTCTGAGCGCATCGACATGCTCAAGGAGTTCGGCAACGTTCCTGCTCCTGTCGCATCCGAAGCGCCAAAGTCTGAGCCATGGAAGTCTGGCGGATGCACTCGGAATCCATTCCCTGGAACCCGTGACGAAGCAAACTTCAAGGCCTATGCATTCGGACAGTGGGTCCGTGGTACGGTCCTCGGCAATGCTTCCGCAGCCAAGTGGTGCAACGAGCATGGCGTCAAGTCGCAGACTGAAGGCACAGACAGTGCCGGTGGATACACCGTCCCTGAAATCGTTTCGTCCAGTCTGATCTGGCTTCGTAACGAATACGGAATCGCTCGCAAGTACAGCCGCATCTATCCGATGACATCTGACACACTCAACGTGCCAAATGCATCGACCAGCACCACGACTTATTATCCTGGTGAAGCAACGGCCATCACCGCCAGTGACGTCACCTTCAGCCAAGTACAGCTGTCGGCGAAGAAACTCGCCATCCTGACAATCGTGTCGAAGGAACTGAACGAAGACACGGTCATCGACTTTGGTGCGATGCTGGCGCAGGACTTCGCATACGGTCTCGCACTTGCTGAGGATGCAGCTGCATTCCAGGGCGATGGCACGAGCACCTATGGTTCCATCACTGGAATCATGCCAAAGATCAAGGCACTGTCTGCAACATACGCGAACATCGCATCGATGGTCGTTGGTGCTTCTGGTTCATCGTCCGCACTTTCGAGCTTGACGCTCGCAAACTGGCAGTCGATGGTCTCGAAGCTTCAGCCATATGCCACGAATCCTCGCTGGTTCATGCATAAGTCCGTGTTCTACAACGGATGCGCCGACAAGCTCATCGCACTCTCTGGAAACTCCATTATGGACATCCAGAACGCGTACGGTCCTGAACCAACACTCTTCGGTATTCCGATTTCGTTCGTTCAGAACATGCCATCTGCTACCGGAGCAAGCGTCGACCTCGCAGTCCTCGGAGACCTCTCCAAGGGTGTCGCTTTCGGTGATCGTCGTGGCGTATCGGTCGAGGTCTCTGACCAGGTCAAGTTCATCGAGGATGCGCTTACGTTCAAGGCAACCGAGCGCTATGCCTTCAACGCCTTCGACATCGGAAACGTCAATGCGACTGTCGCATCACAGGTTCCTGGTTCGCTCATCGTTCTTCAGGCCAGCGCCAGCTAGTCTGTAGCACCTTCGCAGTCAAGGGGAGCGGGTTATCCCGTTCCCTTTTTGTTTTTAGGATGTAAACCATGCCACTCACTCGGACAGAAGCACTCGACCGTCTCGCTTGGATGGTCGCATCCGATCAATACCCGTTCTTGGATTCGACTGCACTACAGCAGCTCGTGGACGATCACGCTCGCTGGGCTGTCTGGTCTGCATCCACAGCCTTCGTCGTCGGCGACATCATCATCCCGACCGTGGCTAATGGCAGACTCTACCAGTGCGTCATTGCAGGGACATCGAGCGCCACGGAGCCGCAGTTCCCGCAGTGGACCAGGACACTTGGCTATTCCGTCAATGACGGAAGTGGTGACCTTTTATGGCAGGACGTCGGTCCCGCCAACGTCGAGCGCTATGACATCCGCACAGCTGCGCGACAGGGCTGGATTCGCAAAGCGTCCAGCATCACGCACCTTATTGACGTCAAGGATGGTCAGGTCGACGCTAAGATGGCCGTGCTCCGCGAGCACTGTCTCGACCAGGCGAAGCGCTTCTCACCGATGGTGTTCGTATGATCCCGGCAGGTTATTCCACAGCGCTCAAGAACGCGATCCAGGCGTATTCCTACGCTGATCGTGTCGCGATCTGGCGAACAGTCAATGCGGCGGATGGCATCGGCGGCGTGTCACAGCACTGGATACAGGTCGCTGAGATCCGTGGCACGATAAGCAACACCGGCGACACTGAAGGCGTGGTCGGTGGCATGATCGAACAGTCTGGCACATGGACGCTCACATGCTCACCAGACGTCGAGGTCAAGGCCGATGACAGAATATACACCAGCGGGAATCCTCAGAACCTAGCGCCATACTACGAAGTCATCGGATCAGACTACGGTCACACGGACGCAGTCAGTCAAACCATCGCGCTTCGCGCCAGGACAAACGGCTAACTGTATCCACTGCGTGGTGCAAGCTTCGCTGTCATCGCACCATGATAAAGGTGAAGTTATTGGTGGGGTGTATGCATGAGTCCTGAGATGTGGGTCCAAATCGGAATACAGGCGTTTATCACGACGATGTCAATCGGTGCCGCTTGGGTGGCATTGCAGGTCAGGCTGACGCGCCTAGAGACTCAGGTGGCACACATTATAAACACCTTAGACGGGCAACAGCAGGAAGTGCGCCGCATCGAACAACGACTCGGTAAACTTGAGAACAAGGTCAGCGCTCTGGAGGCGATCATACAAAGATGAACAGCATTTCAATCAAACGTTTAGTGGTCGTTGTGATCGTGGCTTTTGTAGCTGCTTTCACCTCGGTGTTCGGCGATGGTGTCCGCACATCCGAAGCACACGACATCTCGGAGCTCGGCGCTGTGCTGGCACTCTACGGCTCGAAGGCGGTAGCGGCGGGTGTCTCCGCTGCGGTGAGTTCTGTGCTGGCGTTCTTGACGATGCCGTTCAAGGGTGTAGGGGCGAACAGTTTGAAGGTGGGCAAATGAACTTTCAGAACTATAGGCTAGAGCCTAACCCTAACAGCCCCGGTGACTGGATTGTCTTTGGTGACATCTGCGATAACGAAGGCAACTTGCTCGGCACGTTTGGGCCTGATGGAACCAGCGTTTTTGGTTGGTGGGTTACTCAGGATGCTCAGTTTCAGTTGAACTATTCCAATCAGTTCGCAGTTGTTATGGCTCAAGAAATCGTAAATGGAACCGCTGAATAATGGCAACTTATTATGTTAGACCAGACGGTAATAACGGTAATACTGGTTTAGGCTCTACGGTTGGTCTAGCGTGGCAGACCATACAAAAAGCACTGGGAGCCACTGGTATAGGCTCAGGTGATACGGTTTACATCGCTCCCGGTTTATACGGTGAGCAGGTAACAATTGGAGGC